CTTGCTCGGGTCGTACTGAACGGCCGAGATTTCAAACACTCCAGGCTCCGGCCGCGCCACGCTGACCACGCGATAAAGCGGGATGGCTAGGTCGTCAGCGTCCAGCGCCCACACCAACTCGCGCTCAGGCGAGACGGAGTAGTCCAGGGTCACAGTGACCTGCCGGCCGCTGACCAGTTGTACGGTGCGCCCCTCGCACTTGCCGTCTGGCAGGTTCAGGATCAGCCGATCCCCTGGCTTGGCCTGGGTGTCGCGGTCCAGGGTGATGACTTTTCCATTCACCGCCGAGATGCGCCCGCCCACCGGCCGACCTGCCAACAGTTCGTCAGCTATCGGGATCACGTAGCCAGGCAGCGGAATACGCCCGTCCAAGCCGACCTTGAAGGTGACGGCCCGGTCTTTTGAGTTGGTCAGAAGCGCCCACTTACCGCGGCGCTGGGCCTCGGATTCGCGGGTGCAGCCGATAGCGCTGATCTCCAGTGGATTGTCACCATAGCGCCGCTGCAGCTTGGCATCGGTAACCGCGGTGACGTCGGTGTCGTAGTTGTTCAGCGGGTTGTCGTAGCTGATCAGAGCTCGCGTGTAGCGGGTGCGTTCCGATGCGCTCGAATAGATGAATGGTTGGCGACCTTCAGTGATTACGTTCGCGGCGGTATAAGCGAAGTCGAAGTCGGTAGCGCGTGGCATATCGGCCAGCGTGAAGACCTGGCCCTGGGCCCAGTAGGTCATGCCCCGGTAGATCGCCGAGATGTCGCGTAGCAGCGACCAGGCATCAGCCTTGCTCTGCAGGTTCAGGTTGCAGATGAAGCGCGGCTCCTGGCCGCCCTTCCCGTCCGGCACCAGTTGGTCGCAGTACTGCGAGATGCGGTAGAGCTCCCACTTGTCCACCATCCACGGTTTGATGCGCCGGCCCAGGCCGAAGCGGTCGGCCGTGGTGATGTCGTAGGTCATCCAAACAGCGTTGTCGGTCCAAGCCTGTTTGAAGGTGCCATCCCAAATACCGGTATACGAGCGCGACACAGGGTCGTAGTTGCTCGGCACCTGTATCTTGCGACCGTTGCAGCGAACCGTGACGGCAGGAATGTTTCTGAACTGCTCAGCTGAAAACTCGATGTAGAGCAGTGCGGTGTTCGGGTATCGGATCTTGGCGTCGATTACCTCTGTAAAGCCGGCGATCTGCATCGTGTCGGAAATTTTGTTGTTGTTCTGGTTGATGGTCACCCGGGTAATACGCATCAGCCAGCCGGTGGTGGCCCTGGGCAAATCGATACGGCGGGTGCGTTCGTAAAGGCTGGTGGTTTTGCCGTCGACCGCTTCGCTAAGCACCTGCTGGTAGGCGCCGCCGTCGGTGGACAGCTCAACTTTGTACTCGATCCGATAACCGTTGATGTTGCCGCTGGCATCCACAGACTGGAGCGCCGGCCAGGCAAAACGCACGCGCACGGCCGAAAGCTGGGTATTGGTGATCGCCCGAACCCATGGTGTGCCGCTGCGGAGTTCGGTGCTGATCGTGGTTTCGTTTTCTACTGATGGAATCCCGGCGATCGATGCTTGGTCCACACCTCCGGTGCGCCACTCCCATTTCACATTTGGGAAGTTCATATTGCCTTGAGGGTCTTGAATTGGAGTGTCGTCCAAGAAGATATCCCGCGCTGTAGGCGTACCGTCAAACTCCCCCTCACCTACCGCGATAAGCATTTTGGCCAGCGCAACAGAGCGCAGACTGTCCGGGGCTTCCGTTGGCGTTTTTGGCTTATCCTCGCCACCTTTGGCGCCGTGGATATCAATCTTGCGTGCTGCGCCCATGCTTTTCTCCAGGCAATAAAAAACCGCCTCAAGGGCGGTGGGGTGTAACGTTCTATTTCTAGGCTTTATCTTCGGAATAGATGGCGGCGCTGATGATTGCGCCACCCCATCGCCGGTTGCCGTAACACAACGGCACGGGATTGCCCGATGCAGTCGTGTTGCGCGCTGAGCCAAATGCATATCCAGGCTGATTTTCTGGTGCGGCGCTCATTTTGAGGCCTGCCGCCTGCGGACTGAGCATTTGAATTACGCCTCCAGCAGCACTTCCGATACCGCCAGCTATGAGCGCTGCGCCTGTAGTTGTTGTCGAACCGAAAGCAAAGAAACCAACCACAATCAATATTGCGCCCAATATGGTCTGCATGAGCCCTGCGCGCTTACGGCCCGTAATTACCGGCGCTATTCGGATCTCTCCAGAGCCGCCAAAACCTAGCTCTTTTTCTTTCAGATTTTTTGACCCTCGAAACACGGCAAACTCAATACCGCGAGACTTAGCACTCGACAAGAAGCGCTCGAAGCCTGGGATCTGCACGCATAACGCCTTGATAGCCTCGGCTGGCGACTTAACCGCCAGCCTGAAAGATCTTCCGAATTGCCTAAGTTGCCCATAAAGCAAAATGGTAGTCATGGGCTGATAATTGATTGCGAGTGCTGACATGTTTTTCTCCAGGCGAAAAAAAACCCGCTTTGGCGGGCTTTATGGGATCAATAGGCGGTAGCTGAAATATCTGGGCCGCCTGGCGACATAGATATCCTTCTTCTCAAAACCTCTCCGCTTTTTACTTCGACATCGCGCTCAACCATCATCCCTCCGCCGCAAGCTGCGCTCGGCTTAGCGCCCAGAACTACTCGGCCCGACTTTACGCCAAATCTAGCAACCTCTCCCGAGGCGAATTCGGCTGCAAGCTCTCCATTGATATAGAAGCGGTAATTGCACCCAGATCCAAACATTCCACTATCTCGGGTGACAATGAGCTGAGCATCGGACTTTGCGGTGAACGCATAAAGCCGTGAGGAAGGCACGGGATCGGCTTTGTCGGCAGATATTGGCGAGCTAGAGCAGCCGACCAAAGCAAAAAGCAAAAAGCACCCTACAAAAACTTTCATGTCGTTCCCTCGCTGAGATATGGCGAGACTTTATCACCACCAAGACAGCAACACGAAAGCCCGCAGATGCGGGTTGAATTCAATCAATGGTATTAACACCGCAATACTCCCTCAAAGAAGGAGTATTACGCTGTTGTCAGCCCATACCCAGCCTAGCCATACCTGACCTCGCCTCGACGCACCTAACCATGCCGAGCCGCATGATGCCTTGGCACCGCAATGCCCTCTCATGGAAAGGACATTACGCTGCTATTGACCAAGAGCCTTTCGGGTCATGCCCTGGAGCGCGGAAAACTTTGCAACAGCGTCAAGGTTTGCCCGTCGCTGATCATCGGTAAGCTCCGTTATCCTCAGATTCCTCAGCTTTTCTCCGCTCCCGCGAAACGCCTTCCTGACATTCCGGCCCAACTCAGTTACCGCAACTTCTGTCTGCTCATTAGGCGGCACCCAGCGGTAACCACGGCCGCGCACTGACTGAAGACAGACCTGATGATGCTTGAGCAAGTCCGACTTAAATGCCTCCACGTTCGCCAGCCATTCGAACTGACGCTCACGAAACTTCTCAATGGTCAGCGACTTCGAATCGGTCATGGAAGGCATTCCGAAACGAGCTTCCAGCCATTCATGCCCGACCAGATCGCCGTATTTGAATTCCTTGAGGAAGTCGTCCACGGCCTGCTTGTAGCTTGGGTGCTTTTTCAGTTCAGACATATTCCACCTCGAAACGACCGAAGCGCGGCCGATACTCGCAAACACCAATCAGCAGGCCTGAGTCGGTGATGGCTTTTTTGGCCTCCTCGATATTAAGCACGTCAGCGTTTATTGCGACTTCTAGCTCGACGCCCCATTCAAGAAAGATTGGCCGGTAACGCATGATCTTCGCCTGTCCAACCTTAACCCCGCGACAATCAACGAATCGCTGATCCTCCCAAAGAGAATCGGGAGTTGCCGGCCCAGAGAACTCCAGTTTTGCCTTATCAGTCATTACGACCGCGCCGCGCTTCCATTGCGTGCCAAGCTTCTGAAGCTTCGCTCCAGCCAGGAACGTCGCATCGAAGTTAGCACCGGGCACAAAGAATCCGAGTTTTTCATCGTGGTAAGCACCAGCGATAAACTCAGAGCGAGCAATGGCAAGATGATCGTCGTCCGTCTTCTTGCGCTTCCCAGTCAATTCCTTGTGAGCCTTTGTTGCGGGATTCAAAGGGTTGGCCAGCTTGTCGCTGTGCATCATCAGCGGCGAGGTTCCGGTAATTCTCAGAGTGACAAGCTCCATGCTCATGCTGTTTTCCTCAATTCAATCGAAGCGACCACATTCGGATTGAAGCCGTCCAGCGGCATCAGGTTCTTCTCGCTGACCGAATAGCGCTTACCCTCGACCAGCATCAGCCAGTTTTCTTCGATATTGCGGATCAGTTGGCCGGAGCGACCGACCAGATTTGGCCGCTCCGGCATAAGGATCAAGGCGCGGGCACCTGCTTTGAGGGTGAAGTTCATGCCACCGCCCTCCGCGCAGCTTGGTAGAGCGAACGACGCCGCAGATTCTCGGTAGCCAGCGCTACGAACTCGAACATCTCCGCCGTCGAAACTGGCATATCCCCGTGAACGAGCATCGACTGCATGAACTGCTGTCGCGTCAGAACGAACGCGCCCATTGGAACTGGCGTGATCTGAGCATTGCCTTTTGGATCAGCGCTGAGGAGATAGCGATCACACTGGCCAAGCTTCTCAGGGATCAGGCTCGACTGACGAGGGATGTATTCGCCTTCGATTGCATAGCTCGCTACAAAATTGCAGGCCGCGTCCATTTGGTCGGTGGGGATCAGCTCCATGCGCGGAACATCGAAGCGGGCGTGAAGTGCTGAGGCGAGTTTTGCGGTTGCGCTCCGCTGATGCTCGGCGTCCAGCTTAGCTACTCGGCAGCGCATTACGTTGCTGAGCGTCCGTGCGCCTTCAGCGCCTAGCGCCTCGGAAACAGCCTTGGCAACCAGGGACCTGCTCGAAAGCCCCAACTGGGCCGCCATCCAGTTGAAGGCGGCAATGTAACCTTCCTTGATAGCTGCGGCTTTCTTGCCGGTGAAGCTCATCACCAGGAACATGAAGCCGTCCTTGGTCATTTCGAAGGCTTCATATGTGTTGCCGCGATGCTCAAATTTAACCGACGAAAAGTTGTCGGTTAAAAATTGAGCAGAACAATCAAGCGCTCTTACCTTGGCGATGACGTGGTTGTGGAGCTTTTCAAATGCTTCCGCAACCTGCTGAGTGGAGGTGTACACCTCACCGTTACGGGCCTCAACGAATTTGCGCATGTCAACTACTGTGGTATTCTTGCTCATGACGATTTCTTCCTCGAAGTTGATCTCGTTTCCTGAAGCCTCAGTGTTCCCGCACTGGGGTTTCTTCGTTTTAGGCGCCTGCCTTTTCTCCAGCATCTTCAATCTCCTTCAGTCTTTTCAGCTTAAAAAGTACCTCGCCAGTAAATGAGCGCACAGCCTCCTGCGCGTCCGCCTCCAACCACTCCAGCACGTCCATCGGGAACTTGATCCCTCGAACCTTGCCGTCCTGCCCTTTTGGCCTTGCCATTTCCGCTACTCCATTTGCCTGATTTTCAAAAATCATACAACTCAATATAAATCATGTAAACGCAATTTTAAGCAATATTTGAAAAATACTGCTGCGCACCTCATTATTCTTTCGCAATTCCTCCAGCACATCCGTGAGTCGCACACATGAGCTTTGCCTCCAATCTCCAGTTCCATCGCATGAAATCGGGCATGAATCAAAATCAGCTCGCAGAAGCTGTGGGGATAACGGCATCTCAAATTTCACGCTATGAGAATGGGCTCGCCCATCCGAGAGTCGCCATAGCTCACAAGATTTCCGAAGCGCTCGGGGTTCCATTTGAGTTACTAACAGCTCGTATAGATCTCGGCGGAAAGCCGAAAAACAGAAAAAATACAGGCCGCACTAGGTTTGAAGTGAAAGTGAAGAACGACGGTGACGTATCCACCCATCTGTCGCTGATGGATGAGGCTGGTCTGAGTCAGGCGATACAGGGGTTTCTTGATGACTACGTCCAAGAGGTGCTCGAGGATGAACCCCATCTGCAGGAAGCCATTCGCACCTACAGGCTTGCTGAGGTCAAGCTCCTGTTTGTCGGCAATCCAGAAGATGGCTCCGACAACTGATCCCAGATAAGGCTCGTGCCCGATAATTTCGGGTCTTTTGAATTCCCGGCCCGCCGGGCTTTTCACCCCCGCCTCCACCAAGCAAGGACAGCCAGCGTGATCACCTGCCACCTGAAGTATCAGATTGACCCTTACCAAATCCCTGCCTTTGAAAACTACTCGAGACTGTGGATTCGTATCGTGACTCGGATGGGAGGCACCCATCACGGATACTTTCTTCCCGCCGAGGGCGCAAACAACGTCGCCTATTGCCTTTTCAGCTTTCCGAGCCTTGCGGAGTACGAGCGCTATCGCAAAGAATCAGAGACTGATCCGGAATGCATAAGCACATTCGCACTGGCAACAGAAAAGCGATTCATTGTGAGTTCCGAGAGGAGCTTCATGCGGCCAGTGCTTGACTGAAAGCAATAAGCCCGGCCCGCCGGGCTTTTTTCAAACATGACAAGGAGAGTTGAATGGGCGTTAAATCGAATGGCCAAAAAGCAGATATGTTAGAACGCTTCCTGGTTGCCCCAAGAGCAGGAACCGGTCCAAAAAGAGTGCTGCGCACAAAAATAAAAATAGCGCTCAAAAATACTAAAATCCCCTCGGGAGTCGTAAATCATTGGTGCGTCCCAATGCATCGATCCGTGACTAAGGCAGACCTAGAGGATCTCAGAAACATCATTGATTTAGTGAGAGGCTCAAGTGATACAGATCTCGCGGATGTCGAACTTGTATACAGAGCAATGGTGATATAAGGCTAGGGTTTATAGGAATCGCGCCCCCAACGCCAGGCCCGTCGGGCTTTTCGGCAACAAGCCTCAATAATAGGAGCACCAATGCATAAGGTTTTGCTAGCTGTCAGAGTCGTCCAGAAGGGCGAGCTAGTTGGATACTGTAGCCATCAACTCACCCTGCCCTTTGCCCCCTTTCCTGGCCTCCGTTTTGAGCAAGGAACCAGCTGCAAATTGTGGGAAACGATGACCGGATCAGAGCTTGAGCCAGCTGTTGAGCGAGTCATCTATGATCTGGATGAAGAGCAGTTCGTATGCCTGTTCAACGTTGACATCCCGCTACGCGCCTCATTCTGGTACGACGAAGTTGATCTAACTCCAGGGACCGTCAGCGCTGTTGGCGAATACTTCCGACATATACCGATTGCTAGGTAGTATTCCTGCCGCTTTTTTCTCACACATGCGCAAGGATGCGAAATGTCCTCAATCGAGCAGAAGCACATCTCCGAAGCTGAAATACATAAATTTATCGAACTCATCGGGCTCAAGCGTGCAGCTCCCGGGCGTTACAGCGCTTTGCTCGTCGCAAACCTCTTAGGAGGCGTTCTGTCCGGCACGCAAAACCCCACCAAGATCGTTCACGAGATCGAACTCCTCGAACGGGGCAACCCCGGCCAGTTTAAAAAGCCCATTCAAAATAAACATCCGCCCCTTAAAGGGCTGTGGCACAAGCACTACATGCAGGATGGACTTGCCTCGATGGCACAAAATATTCAGAAGGGGCTCAACTGGTTCGATATACCGCTAT